TTATGGACGCATTATGGACATTCCTGACACCGGGTTTAAAGTCACTGCATCTTGCAGGAAGTCCGGCGCAAAGTGTGCATAGGTCATAGTTTGCTGAATGTTCGAATGACCTAAGATGCGTTGCAATGTGATTATGTTACCTCCATTCATTATAAAATGTGTGGCAAATGTATGCCTCAAAACATGCACGGCCTGTCCGTCCGGTAAATCGGGTTTAACCTCTTTCAAAGCGTTACGTACTTTGTAGTAACTTGCGTTAAAGAGCCTGCCAGAACTTTTTGTCTTGATCCGTTTTATCAACTCGTGTGAAACAGGGATTGTCCGGCGCTTTCCGTTTTTTGTTTTCATAAACGTAATCATCTGATTAATGATGTGCTCCGCTTTCAAATCTGAGACCTCGCCCCAGCGGCCACCGGTGGAAAGGCAGACTAGGGTTGCGTTCAGTTCATCCCCATCAAGCCGGGAAAGCAGCAATGGAATCTCTTCCTGTGACAAAAAGGCCATTTCGGTAACAGCCTCGCGTAGACGCTTAACCTCCCGGAACGGGTTGTCACAGTGGTATTCACCTGCATCAATAAGTTTGGTAAAAACGCCGCTCATTATTGCCAGATGACGATTCACACTTGCTGGCTTTAAACCTTCGTTCATCATTACCACGCGATAATCAGTTATGGTTTTCCTGGTTAGCTGGTCTGCTCTGGAAACCCCCATTTCGGCAAATTTGGCGACTATGGTATTCAGTCTCCCTCGCTCAATTTCGCCCCGTTCGTGCGTTCTCCCGTGGTAAATCCACCACCGATCTAAGAGCTCTTTCAGCGTTCGTCGGTCTGCGGGCTTCTCTAGCCACTCTTTGTTGTGGTAATTGACCAGTACATGACGCTCGAAAGCCTGAGCCTCGCCTTTTGTATTGAATTTACGCCTGATGCGTTTTCCGTCTGCACCCTGCGGCCTAACGTCCACTTCATAACGACCATCATCGAGTTTCTTGATACTCATGAAACCCTCCGACTTACGTTTTGCTTGATTTTGTTACTTTTCTTATCAGTATGTAGCGCGTACTTCTCTACCAGTAACATGCACTTCAAATGCATGTAATGTCGGTAAAGCGTTAACCAGTCTTTTTGTCTGAGTGCTGCGAGGTTGTTTCGTTTTGCCCAAAGTGTGCGAGAGCCGGCGCAATTTGTCCGGCGGCTGGGTCAGTTTCATCAAACATGAACCAATCGCGATATTTGCGGAACCGGGCGACTTTGAAGAATTTCATCCCTGCTTCAAAAGACATCTTCATTTTTCCTGATTCATACCCATGATAGGTTGGGTAGTTAATTCCTGTAATTTCAGCTACTTCCTTGAGTTTCAAGCGTTCGGATTCACGAATGAGCTTGAGCTTTTCAGATTGCGTGATTGACATAATTTAGCGTATCCGATATTTTCTAGTCGAAACGATAGCCCGACACTAACGCAAACTAGCTTTAAATAGCTTTGGTTGTGCGGGAACCAAAGCGGAGGATATCAAAAGTGAGTATCGGATCAGAGATAAATTGTGAGAATCAAGAAAAATTGTCAGATCTGGTTGATAGTAGCAAAACCAAAATTAAGTTAGCTGCAGCACCGTCAGACCTGCTGTCTAAAGAAGGTTTCGCGCTCTACATCGGGAAAACTCCCCGTGCAGTGGTGGAAATGGCAAAGGCTGGGAAACTGCCAGCGTTTTATATGACTGATCCACTTAAGCCTGGCGGAAAGGCTGAGCTGTGGGTTAACCGCCGCGAATGGGATAAATATGCGGCACAACTGGTTGAAGAGGCTCCGACCGAGTGGCACGACTGGAAAAACCGCATCAGCTACGGCAAGTCTAGCCGTAGCCGTGCAGCGGCTTAAGGAGTTAATTATGAATGAACCTCGCTGCATCGCTCAGTTACTCCGTTATGAGAGTCAGAACCCGATTAAATTCACTATCACCCACGGTCGGGGGCGCAAAGGCATCATTATCCGCACCCGTAAAACAGGCATTCTGGCCGTCCTTAAGCGCATCATCAAAATGAGAGAGGTGTCAAAATGGCTGTAATGACCCTTGAGTTAGTCCAGAAACAACCTGCTGGCCTGCGCGTGATAATCGGTAAGCATCTTGCGCTGCCTCGCTGGCAGGACACCTGCGATTTTTATAATGGGATGATGGAACGCGACCGCCTGACAGTCTGTTTCCATGCGCAGCTTAAACAACGTCACGCAACCATGCGCTTTGAAGAAATGAACGATGTGGATCGTGAGCGTCTGGCCTGCGCAATTGACGAGCTGCGCGGGGCATTTTCTAAACGTCGTCAGGTTGGTGCCAGTGAAACGGCTTATATCAGTTTCCTGACGGTCAGTCAGCGCCGCACTTTATTCCTTCATGCGGGATTAACTGAGCTTGAATTTAATCAGCCTTACTGGCGAATTGATGAAGATTCCTGTTATTGGCGTGAGCAATTATTCAGGGCGCTACGTGAATTATTCAGCTTGTTTGAATATGCCCCAACTATTTTAACCTCGGTAAAGCCTGAGCAATATTTGCATTAATTAAATAGCCGAACTTTTTACGCGCTTGAATGCGCGGGACATTTTTTTGTCTGGAGCCGGGTAAATGAATAAAGAATTATCAGTACCTCGCAGCAATATGAAAGCCCTGTTAGCGCAGGCCACGATTGAGGCGCAGCTAGTCACCGCGACCCGTTTCGCGTCGGCGCTTGACTCTCTGATAGCTCACATTTGTAAGTCTGAAATGAACCGGACGGAAATCATTGAGCTGTTAGGGCAGGAATCCGAAAAGCTGCACAACTCTATTTTGAATCAACAATAAAGTAATAAGGGAATATATGAGCATTAATATCGTTATTGGTAACAAGTTCGTGATTACCAGCGACCAGTTTCAATTTATTTTGCAGGAAAAGAAAATCGCTAAATCTGGCAAGAATGCCGGTAAAGAGTGGCTTGATACCGTCGGCTTTTATCCAACTATCAGCAAGCTCGTTTCCGCACTGGCGCTGCATAACATTTTAACCGGTGAGGCTTGTCAATTTTCAGACCTTGAAAAGCAGGTTGAGCAGTTAGGCGAAAAATGCCTGGAGGCATTCACCGCTAATGGCCGTTGAGACCCGGGGGCGCGTTGCCCCCTCGCCACCACCCCCGCTACAAAAAAGCACCGGTGAGACTTTCGTCGGTGCTTATCCGTGGAATAAAGCCAGTAAAGAGGCCATAGGCCGCGACAGACCCCTTACACGTGCCGAACTCCGTCAGGTGCAAGGTGTTTTAAACCGGATTGACCGCCTGCCGTTTTTCCTGCAAACGCTGTTTACCTCGCGTTATAACTTCATCCGCCGCACAAGGAGCCCTCTGGGTGGGCTGTATTTCCTCAAAAATACATTTGAGCGCAAGCTGCTGCCGCGTCTTGAGCGTGTCAATGAGCTGTGCGGTATGAATGAATCCGCCACGATTGGCTTTTTGTCCGAGCGTGACCAGTATGCGCGCCTGCCTGATATGAATGACAAAGAGCTCAGGAAATTTGCGGCCAGAATTGCCTCGCAGCTCTGGAACAAATACGAGGATTTAAGCGACGCCTGGGCGGAGGCGCACGGCGGGAAAGAATCACTATTCACCGATGAGGCGCAGGCGCATTTATACGGTCAGGTAGCCGGTATTGCGCGCGCTTTCAACCTTACCCCGATGTACTGGAAAAAATACCGTAAGGGTCTGATGACGATCCGCATGGCATTTTCCGCTATCTCACGTCTGATTAAGGATGAGTGGTGGGTTAACCAGCTCAAGGCGCAGCGTATGCGCTGGCGCGAGGCGCTGCTCATCGCTGCCGGTGAGGTCAATAAAGACCGTTCGCCTTACGCCAGCAAAATGTCGATCCGCGATGTTCACGCGCGCCGCCTGGCTAATCTCGAATACCTGAAATCCTGCGAACTGGAAAACAAAGTTACCGGCGAACGTATCGACCTTATCAGCAAGGTCATGGGGAGTATTTCAAACCCTGAAATCCGTCGCATGGAGCTGATGAACACAATCGCCGGGATTGAGCGCTACGCGGCCAGCGTTGGTGACGTGGGGATGTTTATCACGCTGACCACCCCGTCAAAGTATCACCCGACTCGTCAGGTCGGAAAAGGCGAGAGTAAAACGGTGCAGTTCAATCATGGCTGGAACGAAACCGCATACACCCCTAAAGACGGCCAGCGCTATCTGTGCCGAATCTGGAGCCTGATGCGTACCGCTTTCAAAGATAACGAGTTAGAGGTTTACGGGATGCGCGTTGTCGAGCCTCATCACGACGGCACGCCGCACTGGCACATGATGCTGTTTTGCAAACCCGGTCAGCGTAAAGCCATCAACGACATTATGCGTCGTTATGCCCTCAAAGAGGACGGACACGAGAAGGGTGCAGCCAAACAGCGCTTTGAGTCCCGTCACCTTAATCAGGGCGGCGCGGCGGGTTATATCGCTAAATACATTGCCAAAAATATCGACGGCTACGCGCTCGACGGCCAGCTCGATCACGATACCGGCAAGCCCCTGAAAGATACGGCTACAGCCGTCACCGCATGGGCGTCTACATGGCGCATCCCTCAGTTTAAACCGATTGGCCTGCCGACAATGGGCGCTTACCGCGAGCTGCGCAAACTGCCGCGCGGGGTGAGCATTGCCAGCGAGTTTGACGACCGGGTCGAGGCCGCGCGCGCTGCTGCTGATGAGGGTGACTTTGAGCGGTACATCATCGCGCAGGGTGGCGCAAACATGCCGCGTGATGCGCAGGCCGTCAGGGTCGCCCGTAAGGTGACGGATGAGGTTAACGAGTACGAGGAAGATATTGAGAGGGTTGTCGGTATTTATGCCCCTCATCTCGGGGCGCACCGTGTACATGTAACCCGTACAGCCGAATGGCGAATCGTTCCAAAGGTTTTGGCCGTTGAGCCTTTGACCTTAAAAAGCGGCTCTGCCGCGCCTCGGAGTCCTGTCAATAACTGTGGAAAGCTCACCGGGGGTGGCAATCCAGTTATGACCCCTACACCGTCTGAGCAAGCCGCAGCGGTGTTAAATCTGATTGAGCGCGGGGTTATCGGCTGGGATGAGCCAGACGTCGTGAAGGTGCTTAACTGCGCGTTAAAAGTTGGCACGTCGCGCAAAAATCGTCAGCAAAGAAACAATGAACCGCTTAAACCGAACGAGCTAGCGCCATCAGCCAGGATGACTAAGCCTGAAAGAGATCGCGTGGCGAAAATTCGTTTCGATTTGGCTCAGAAGGGCATTACCCCGGAACGGTGGGAGCTTGTTGCGCTGACGCGTGGGGCAACGGTGATTTATGGCGATAAAAAATTCAAATACGCATTAGCTGATGAATGGCACCGCCATAGAGTTCTGACGGAGTCATAATTTGAGGGCAAAATAACCGTACCTTACATCTTGTTAGAAGTAGCTAGTGAAAACAATGTGATGTATCCGAGTTCTAATTTTGCCTAGTGCAGGGTATGATCTTGAGAGCAATTTCTCCATTGGTTGCGACGGTAATCATAGGTTATGTTGAAGATTCAGGGGTCAGAGTGAAAATTACTAAAGAGAAATTCCTTTCAGTTTTGTCATCCGTTGAGGATTTTGAGATTCTCAAAAACGAGAAAAAGCCTCTAGAGGACGACAATGTCCTTCTGGCTAGATGGAAAGGGCAGTCTTTGTTTGTTATTTTTAACGACAAAAAATTGCCTAAGGAAATAATAAATGATGATGATGTAAATGATACTGTATCATATGATTTTGCAATTTCTTTAATAGAATTAGCTCAGCAATCTTTAGGCAACGTAGAACCCTTAGTTAAGTATAAGATTGCAAATTACACAAACATAAAATCAGATTATGACTCGGTTGTTATTTATCGCGAGGACATGGATCTTTTTACAATCGATGTTAAACATAATGCCTTCTCAAGAAGTAATACACCTCATGATTTAAAGGTTTCTTTTATTTCAATGGTTTTAACTGGCGTTGTAACGTCTCAATTACTACGCGAACAAATAAAGGCATATAAAGAGAAACCAGAGAAATTTTTAAAAGATTGTTTGGGGGTTTGAAATGAAAAACGCAACAATGACAGTTTTTTTACTTACATTGTTAGTGAATATGATTATTTCATTTTTCATCGGGTATAAGTATAAGGAAATTCTTAACTCTTTTCTTTCGCCTGCTATTTATTATCAGGCAGTCGTTTTCATTTCTCTTACTGTTCCATTGGTAATTTCCTATCTGTATGGGGTTATCAGTCGAAAACTTGTTATGTGGAGGCTTTCAAATTTCAAGAAGAAACAAATCGATGTGTCCAGGCTGGATAGTGCTACTAAGGAAATGTATCAAGAAATTGTGGAGCAAGATCTCCCCACAAAAGCGCAAATAAAAGAAATGCATGAGGCGCTGAAAAAACAATTTTAATAAATCCATTGTTAAGTTGCGTGGGCTTCATTTTAACATGCTATCTATTGATGCATGTTTTTGTATGGGGTTCATGTTCTTGATATTATCTAATCGCGCCAATGCGACATGGCGCGCCATTATTGTTAAACATATTTTACCGGTAACAATGGTTTCTTTAATTTCCTAGCATGAAATTGTTTGTAACGAGGATCCTTGCGAGCCTCAATAGAAAATATCGCTCGATTATCTTCTATCCTAAGATGGCCTGAGTCTAATAAACGATGTAGGTCTGAAGCGAGTGCAATACCGTTTTCAACACTTGGCGCTCCGCCTGCCGCGTGGCTTAAAATGTGACACGCATCAATCGCAAAGCGAGAGCCCGTAATTGCGCAACGTCCCTCCCAATTAGCTAATACGTCCTTTCTGAACCTGCCTTGGGCTTTTCGGGTTTTTGTCAGCGAATAGCCATCTTCAACATATGAACGCTGCTCGAATGTTGGTGATGGTTCGGTTATCGGGGATAATTGCTGCGAACCTTGTTGGTTAGCCTTAAATTCTTCCCAAAGATGCTTACTCACTATTTTGCCTTGCCGAGCGCACCAGTTGTTGAAATCTTTTTTTTCGTGTTCATCTAAAGACGCCAGCCATACGCGTAATTCAGCGGTGGCTAAAACATTTTGTTGCGATTGACGCTTTTGTGGTAAAGGTGCCAACCTCTCTTTTTTTTCGCCTCGCCGGTAAGGGGGGAGTTTCACTGTGTCCTTCATTGAAATCATGCCAGCTGCATTAGTTCGGACGCTAAATTGACCAGCATACTCAACTTTTTTAGCAGTTGTGGGCATCGTTGGCTTTCTGTTATTAGCCATCCAGAGTTGTACTTGATGCAAGACTTCACTGGCTTCCAGCCCCTGACTTATCAATTTTTTGACATAATTTTTAACCTCTTCTTTATTTGGCTGGTATTCGAATAAATACGGTGAAAGCATTAAAATTTCTTTCATTGAAGTTTTTGTTTCAGCCATAAATTCCCCCATATATGTTTTCTAAAAATGCACTTGATATCACTTTTCTCAGCGTGCATTCATGGTGCATGATTTTGCATGCGAATAATGTCTCATTTTTATGTAAGCGCCACCAGTGCTGGCGCGGATCCAGAGTGGTCATGCGACTGCATTAAAACCGACCCGTTAAGCGCGCAGGCGAGGCGGGGATAGCACTGCGCGCCAGCCGTGGTGACAGGATTTATTTTACGCGTCTGTGCGCGTCGTGGTAAAGCGCTGCGCTGTGAGGTATGGCGATAAGTGTGCGAGGGATTGCGCAGCGTGTGCGGCGTCTGGCTCGCTCTGAGGATATGCCGCCCGTAGGCGGCATTTTGGGCGGGGTTAATCGGTATCGATGCTGTAATCCTTAAAGCGGATCACTTCCATTCCTAACCAGTCGTTTATTTCTTTGAAACGCTCCTGCAGCGGCGTCAGCTCGTTACGCACAAACACCCGCGCCACCTTCTCGATATCCCCCATTGAGCCGATATTTTCAGGCTTGCCCCCCATCAGCTGGAACGGCACGCGGTGCGCATCGAGCAGGTCGGCGGCGCTTACCTTTTTGATATTGAAAAAATCATCCTTCGTGGCGACTTCACTCAGCGGCACGATCTTAATGCCGTCCGGTTTTCCGTTGGGCGCATAGAAAAACAGATTTTTAAAATTCCCGAGCCCTTTCGAGTCACGCATCGCGGAGCGCAGCGACTCGACGTCAGTGCTGCTCTGTGCCGCGTCGGTCACGTACATGATGTAACCCGCGTGCGCGCCGTTCTGGTAATACTTGCGACGAAACAGCGTGGCGGATTCATTCAGCCAGGCGGAGTTTAGTGCGCTCAGGTATTCCGGCATCCCGTAGAGTTCCTGATTGATATCGGGTTCAAGCAAATGGCACACCGAGCCGGGTGCAAACTGGTGTGGGTGGGTAAAGCTCGACACGTACCAGTAAACATCCTCCTCGACACCCCGGCGGGTGTATTTGGCCGGGGAGGTTTCCAGCTTCATGAGCTGGCCGGTAACGCTCAGGCGCTTCTCAAGATAGCCGTTTGCAAAGACCAGATAATCGAGCACAAGGCGGCTAAAATCCTGACGCGACAGCAGCGGGTGCGGGATGTAGGTGCTCGTCAGGATGTTGCGCTTAACGTAAATCGGGGAACTGTGATGCACGGCGGCGCGCAGGCTTTTCGCCAGCCCCGAGAAGTTGACCGGCGGCTCGTACCATTTGCCATTATTGATGCACTCGACATAGTCGAGGATATCGCGGCGATCCAGAACGGGGGAGGGCTCACCAAAGGTGAACGCCTCCATTTTCTGCGGCGCGCTGGCGGTCATGCTGGCTGTCTGTTGTGGCTGTTTCTTTTGGCGTTTTTTCATCTTAGTTAATGTCCAGAATTGAGGCTGAGTGCATCCCGCTACCGGCGGAAAGCGGTTCGTTTAACAGGGCGTGCATGGTCGCCCACGCGATATCCGCGTGGCTGGCTTCTTCACTGCGGCTGGCTTCATAGGTGGAGCTGCGGCCACTGCTGGTCATGGTTTTACGGATAGCCATAAATGACTGAGTGATGTCGGTTGCCCCGGCGTCGTATTCCAGACACCCGCGTCGGATCGTGTCTTTTGCTTTCAGCACCATGGCGGTTTTCATTTCCGGTGTGTAGCGGATGGCGCGCGCCGCCGGGAAGAATGAGCGCACGAGCTGGTAAACACCCTGGCCGATGCCGGTCGCATCGATGCCGATATAGTCGACGGTGTATTTTTCGGTGAGCGAGCGGATAGCCTCGGCCTGAGCGGCAAAGTCCATGCCTTTCCACTGGTGGCGCTCAAGGATGCGGAACTTGCCACCGGCTACCAGTGGCGGAGCCAGTACCGCACAGCCTGCGCTGTCGCCGGTGTGTGACGGGTCATAGCCAATCCAGACCGGGCGCCAGTTAAACGGACGGTCGGCAAACGGTGCAAAGTCCTCCCATTCTTCCATCGCATCGACCATGCAGCGCTGCAGCTCCTCGAACGGGAATACCGACGCCTTGTCGTCGACAAACTCGCACATGAAGAGGTTACGGAAGTCATCCGCGCTGTTTTCCTGCCTGAGCTGGTCGAGGTTAAACAGGGTGCAGCCACCGGCGAGCGCGTCCTCGATGGTGACAATCTGCCGCCACTGGCCATCCCCGCACAGCACGCCACCGGCGAGCGCCTGATGGCTGATGTCGATGTCGACACGTTCGTCGCGGTTACTGCGCCCCCGGTTGAATAGCTCGCCTGACCAGAACGGATAAGCGCCATGTGCCAGCGTGGATGGGGTCGAAAAATAGGTTGTGCGCAGGTGTGACTGCGAGGCCATGCCCGAGGCCACTTTGCGCAGGCGCTGGAAATTGGGTATCCAGAAGATTTCATCGACATACAGGTCGCCGTTGTGGCTCTGCGCGGTGTTGGAGTTCGTCCCGAGAAAAATCAGCTCTGCGCCGTTGTTGCCGATGACAATCGGGTCGCCTGACAGGTCGACGTCGACCAGACGCGCAAAGGCGATGATGTACTTACGGAAAACGTACGCCTGCGTTTTACTGGCTGATAAAAATATCTGGTTCTGGCCGGTCTTGAGCGCGCGCAAAAGCGCCTCGCGCGCAAAGTAGAACGTTGCGCCAATCTGGCGCGATTTCAGGATGTGGCGGATGCGGTGCTCCAGACCCGCTTTATGCCAGTGGAGCTGATACGCAAAGGACTGGTCGAGGAAAATCTCTTCCAGCTTCTCAATTGCCTCCTCGCTAAAATAATTACGTTTCGGCTTTTTGCGATCCCCCTTGTTGCGGCTCGCAATGTTGGGGTTTAAATCCACCTCGTTTCCGGTCTGGCCGTAGCGGTTCACGCGCGCAAGGCGCTCGAGCTGGCGCGAGAGAAAATCAGCGACTTTGAAGTCATGCGCGGTGAGGTCTTGCTTTGCGTAAAGCTGGATGAGCCGCGCCTCAAGCGTCGACTCCACGCGGTTAATCGGCGCGGTTTCCTCCCATCTATCACGCTGTTTCCAGCTCTGCACGGTCGGGCGCTTGAGCTGCAGCATGTCGCAGATTTGCGGCACAGCGAACCCCTGCCAGTACAGCAGTCGCGCCTGTCGTCGCGGGTCATTGAGCAGTGAAAGGTCAGTTGAAATGGTCATGGTTGCCTCGTTTTGATGTCACGAGGCAAGGCTAAGGAAATGGCCGGGCGTTATCGCTAAACCCCTGTTGTGTCAGGGGTTGCACTTCTGTAACCGGTGGCTGATGCGGGTCGGAGTCGGGAAACTAACCCCGACCCGAAAACCCAACATCAGGACACCTGAACAATGGCAAAGAAAGTTTCTAAATGGTTTCGCATCGGCGTCGAGGGTGACACCTGCGATGGCCGCGTCATCAGTGGCGATGATATTCAGGATATGGCCGACACGTTCGACCCGCGCGTTTATGGCTGTCGTATCAACCTCGAACATATCCGGGGGCTGATGCCTGACAGTCCATTTAAACGCTACGGCGACGTTATCGAAGTTAAAGCCGAAGTCATCAGCGATGACTCAGCGCTTAATGGCAAAAAAGCGCTGTTTGGCAAAATCCAGCCGCTCGACGAGCTGGTAAGCATGGTTAAGGCCGGTCAGAAGGTTTACACCTCCATGGAGATCCGCCCGAATTTTGCCAACAGTGGCAAGTGCTATCTCATCGGCCTGGCCGTGACCGATGACCCGGCAAGCCTCGGTACCGAATACCTCGAATTCTGCAGCCGTGCCACGCAGAACCCGCTCGCCGGTAAAAAAGACCAGCCGGGTGACGTTTTCTCTGTGGCCTCACTGGCTGAGCTGGAATTTGAAGACGTTCCCGATACCATGCTCAACAGCCTGACCGACAAGGTCAAAGCCATTTTCAGCCGTAAGCAGGTCAGCGATGACGCGCGTCTCGCGGATGTGCATGAGGCGGTGACCACCGTCACCGAGCAGGTACAGACCAACCTGACCGAGACCGACAAACGTGTCACCGGGCTGGAGACCGCTTTTGCACAGCTTAAGCAGGACGTGATCCGCACGACCGAAGAAAACGCGCAGGCGTTTACCTCCCTGAAACACTCTCTCGATAACACCGAAAGCCAGCGCCAGCCGCGCCGCGAACTTTCAAAAGGCGGTACCGGCGACGAGCTGCTGACCAACTGCTGATACTCCGCCGGGCGTGCTGCCCGGCCTGATACCTATTACCTGAACAGGAATAACCATGCGTAAAGATACCCGTTTCAAATTCAATGCCTACCTGTCCCGCGTCGCGGAGCTGAACGGCGTTTCCACCGAAGACGTGGCGAAAAAATTCACCGTCGAGCCGTCGGTCACGCAAACCCTGATGACCACCTTGCAGATGTCATCCGCGTTTCTGACAAAAATTAACATCGTGCCGGTCGACGAGCTGAAAGGCGAAAAAGTCGGTGTCGGTATTAACGGTACGATTGCCAGCACTGCCGACACCGCCGGGGATGATGAGCGTAAGACCGCGGATTTCACCGCGCTGGAGTCCAACAAATACGAGTGCGATCAGATTAACTTTGATTTCCATATTCGTTACAAACAGCTCGACCTGTGGGCGCGATTCCAGGACTTCCAGACCCGTATCCGTGACGCGATTATCAAGCGTCAGTCGCTTGATTTCATCATGGCCGGTTTCAATGGCATCGAGCGCGCGGCGACGTCAGACCGCAAACAAAATCCGCTGCTGCAGGACGTGGCGACCGGCTGGCTGCAGAAATACCGCAACGAAGCGCCAGCGCGCGTGATGTCAAAAATTACCGACGATGAGGGCGCGGTAATTTCCGAGGTGATCCGCGTGGGTAAGAGCGGTGACTATGAAAACCTCGATGCGCTGGTCATGGATGCCACCGGAAACCTGATTGATGAAATTTATCAGGATGACCCGGAGCTGGTCGTTATCACTGGCCGTAAGCTGATGGCGGATAAATATTTCCCTATCGTCAACAAAGCGCAGGAAAACAGTGAGTCGCTGGCCGCTGACATCATCATCAGCCAGAAGCGCATCGGCAACCTGCCAGCCGTGCGCGTCCCTTACTTCCCGGCTAATGCCCTGATGGTGACACGTCTCGATAACCTGTCGATTTACTTCATGGATGATGCACACCGTCGCGCCATCATCGAAGAGCCGAAAAAAGACCGCATCGAAAACTACGAGTCAATGAATATTGACTATGTGGTCGAGGCTTACGCCGCCGGTTGCCTGGTTGAAAACATCCAGCTTGGTGACTTCACTGCACCTGAAACGCCGGATAGCGGAGAGTAAGCCATGACGAGTCCCGCTGCGCGTCACATGATGCGGGTCTCGGCCTCTGAAACAGCGCGGCGGGCTGCTGTCCCGCTGCGCAATGCAACTGCCTATGAGCAGATGCTGGTTAAGCTGGCCGCAGACAACCGCACGCTAAAACAAATCCGATCCAATGAGCGCAAGGCAGATAAAAAACGCGAGCTGCTGCCGTTCTATCTGCCGTGGGTGGCTGGCGTCCTCGCAAACGGCAAGGGTGCGCAGGATGACGTTGTCATGACGGTCATGCTGTGGCGTCTCGATGCTGACGATATCGCCGGTGCGCTGGAAATTGCCCGTTATGCCATGACCTATGGCCTGACCATGCCGACCGGGAGACGTCCGACGCCTTACCTGCTGGCCGAAGAGGTGGCACTTGCCGCACAGCGCCTGCGCAGCGCTAAACAGCCGGTCGAACTGGCGAACCTCCTCGACACCCTCGCGCTGACTGAGCGTGCTGATATGCCGGACATCGTGCGCGCAAAACTGCACAAAATCACCGGCTACGTGCTGCGTGATGCGGAGCAACTGCCCGAGGCGCTGGCGCACCTGCAGCGTGCGATCCAGTTAGAGGGCGCTATCGGTGTGCGTAAAGACATCGAGCAGTTAGAGCGCCAGCTCAGGCCAAAACCCGAACCGGCACCGAAAACCAAAACGATTAAACCGCGTGTGCGCAAACCCGCCGAAAAACCGGCGGCACGGCGTGGACGTCCACCAAAGGCGGCAAAAGCCGCTGGTTAACCGAGCGCTCCCCGAGCCGGGCGGCACGCTGGTCAATACGGGTATCAATTGCCCTGACTGCGACCGGCGTCCACCGCCCAACCTATTACCCGAGGTTGTCATGACGACGCTGATTATTGAGCAAAAAAAAGAGCCGCAGGACGTGCCGGGCGTGGTGATACCGCCGCCGGGCGTGAGCGAGCCGGTAATCAAAAACACCCCGTTTTACCCTGATGTTGATCCGAAGCGCGTGCGGGAAGAAATGCGCCTTGAGCAGACCGTTTCCCCGGTGCGCCTGCGCCGGGCGATTAAGACCGCGATTGCGGAGACTAACGCGGAGCTGGGCGAGTGGCGCGAGCGTCAGCTCGATGCCGGTTACGCCACCCTGGCTGATGTCCCGACCGACGAGCTCGACGGCGAGAGTGTGCGGGTTTTCCACTACTTCAACGCCGTGTGCTCGATGACGACGGCCACGCTTTATGAGCGTTTTCGTGGCGTGGATGCGACCGCCAAAGGGGACAAAAAGGCCGACAGCATCGACAGCACTATCGATGAAATGTGGCGGGATATGCGCTGGTCAGTGGCGCGCATTCAGGACAAAGCGCGCTGCATTGTGGGGCAAATCTGATGAAAGCGTATGCGCTGCAGGGTGACACCCTTGATGCGATTTGCGCGCGGTATTACGGGCGCACCGGGGGAGTCGTCGAAACCGTGTTAAAGGCGAATCCCGGTCTGTCTGAGCTCGGCGTCGTTCTGCCGCACGGCACGGCTATCGAGCTGCCCGAGACCGACAGCGCGGCTAAAACCGAAACGGTGAATCTATGGGACTGAGTATGGAAAAAATCACCACGTTTATCGCCTACTGGCTGGCCGTCGCGCTGGCCTATTTCGGGGCGATGTCACCCGAAAAAGTGGCGCTTTATGTGGGAGGCGGATGCGCCATTTTTACCGCGCTGACCAACTACTGGTTTAAGCGCAAAACGTACCGCTACCTGACGTCACTCGGACTCGATAAGGGGGCGATCCGTGAGCTCAATCATTAAACGTTGCAGTGTGGCCGCAGTGCTGGCGCTGGCGGCGCTGATGCCTGACTTTCGTCTGCTTAACACCTCGCCCGAGGGGCTGGCGCTGATTGCCGACCTCGAAGGGTGTCGCCTGACACCTTACCAGTGCAGCGCGGGAGTGTGGACGTCAGGCATCGGCCACACTGCAGGCGTCGTCCCGAAAAGGGATATCACCGAGCGTCAGGCGGCGGCGAACCTTGTCGCGGATGTGCTGAACGTCGAGAAGCGCCTCGCGGTCTGCGTGCCGGTGAAGATGCCGCAGCGCATTTACGACGCGCTGGTCAGCTTTTCATTCAACGTGGGAACTGGCGCGGCCTGCCGGTCGACGCTGGTCTCGTATATCAAGCGCCAGCAGTGGTGGCAGGCGTGTGACCAGCTCACCCGCTGGGTTTTTGTTAATGGCGAAGTCAGCACCGGGCTGGAAAATCGCCGCGCGCGTGAGCGTGCTCTCTGCATCAAGGGGGTGCCATGAAAGTGATGTTGTTTTTTCTGGCCGCACTGGTTGCGGTTGTGCTCTGGCAACGCCACGAAAACGGCAACCTGACGCGCTCTTTTGAACGGGCGAACAGGGTCGCCGATGAACAAAAAAACGTGATCGGCATGCTGAAAAATCAGCTTTCCGTGTCGCAGGGAATTGCCAGGGCAAACGAAACCGCGCAGGTCAGTTTACGCGGCGAACTGCTGGCCGCCGGTGCGATGGCCGTGCGGCGTGAAGAGACCATTACGAGGCTGTTAAATGAGAATGAAACGTTACGCCGCTGGTATGGCGACAAGTTGCCTGATGTTGTGCGCAGGCTGCACACCCGCGCCGGTTGCGCCTCCGCCGGTCATTGTTTACAGCGCATGTCCGAAGGTGAGCTATTGCCCGATGCCGGAAAGCGATCCGGTCACTAATGGCGACCTGAGTGCAGATATCCGCAGGCTTGAGCACGCGCTCGCCGCCTGCGCGCTGCAGGTTGAAACCGTCAAACACTGTCAGGATAAACTCGATGAAGAAAGCGATCAGCCTGCGCAAAGCGTTAACTGACGCCGTCCCGCAGCTTAAAACCAATCCCGAAATGATGCGCATCTTTGCCGATGAGGGGAATATCGATGCGCGTCTCGCGGCCTCACTGTCCCACGAAAAAAAATACACCCTCAATGTGATCGTGTGTGATTTTGTGGGCGACCCTGATTTGATTTTCGTGCCGGTGGCCGCGTGGCTCAGGGAAAACCAGCCGGATATCTGCACGCTCGATGAGGGACGCAAAAAGGGCTACCGTTTCCAGATGGATTTAAACGACGGGGATAATGTCGACATCAGTATCAGCCTGCAGCTGACCGAGCGCACCATCATCAGGGAGGAAAACGGCGCACTGCATGTGAGCTATGCCCCCGAGCCGCCTCTGCCTGAGCCTGTCACCCCGCCGAAAGCGCTTTATATCAATGGTGAACTGATGAGTAACTGGGATGAATGACTTCAAACCTTTTGACGATCAGCTCGCCGGGCTGATTGCTGCCCTGTCACCTGCGGGGCGTCGACGGCTTGCCGATGAGATTGCGAAACAGCTCAGAACGGCGCAGCAGCAACGGATTAAACAACAAAAAGCCCCGGACGGCTCATCCTATCAGGCACGTAAGCGTCAGCCGCTCAGGGCAAAGACGGGTCGAATCAAAAGGGCGATGTTTCAGAAGCTGCGCACGAGCCGTTACATGAAAGCCGGTGGCCGTGATAACAGTGCTGTGGTGGAATTTACCAGGAAAGTGCAGCGTATCGCGCTCGTCCATCAGTACGGACTCAAAGACCGGCCGAACCCGAACGTTAAACCGGTACAATATGCTGAGCGTCAGTTACTCGGAATAAATATCCATGACATCAGGGCCATTGAAGAGTTGATCTGCGACACCTTAGGTAAAGACATAAAATAAACATGGACTTAGCTGATGTTTTTCGGTTATTTTTTATTTAAAAATAAGCGAGGTCTTTATGGAAGAGAAAAAATATCAGGTATTCGTTAGCTCAACTTATACAGATTTATTTGCCGCTCGAAAGAAGATTATCGAGACCGTGTTGAGTCTATATCACTTTCCTGTTGGCATGGAAATGTTCAGTGCTGACGATTCAGAACAGTGGGATATCATTAAGGAAACCATTGAGGCCAGTGATTACTATGTGATTATTATAGGTCAGAAATATGGTTCGATTGCTAAGTCAGGAATAAGCTATACAGAAATGGAGTACGATTATGCAAAAGAGTTAGGGATTCCTGTATTGGCTTTTATTCGTAACCCAGGTGTAGGAACAACCCCTGAGGAGCGAGAAAGCGATTTTTCTAAAATGCAACTTTTAGAAAATTTCATTCAAAAAGCAAAAGCTAATAAGATGTGTGATTTTTGGGATTCAATTGATGATTTAGCAACTAAGGTTGCAATTGCCTTACCTAAAATTATGCGAAGAACACCTCGCATAGGATGGGTTCGCGGTAATGAGGTGATGTCTAGGGAGATCTCTTTGGAGTTGGCTGAACTTTCTACAGAAAACAGGAAGCTGAGAGAAAAAGTTAGAATGTATGAAAGTCAGTTAGCTGCTGATGCACCTTTATTGAAATTAACTATGATTGATAGTGATTTGACCTTCAATCTTGCCAGTAGGATTGGAGAGCCATATTCAGAGCCATTAACCGAAGCAGATATTCCTGAAAAGTACGCTAGTTTTATAACTGAAGAACAATTGCATGAATATAATAACAGGCTTCCAACTAATGAACAGGTTGATGGTTATAATAAAAAGCTTTTCTTGCATAAGTGCTATTTGGAACACTCTTTGAAAATTGTTCCACAAATTGAGAATACAGGTAAGGCTGTTGCTACTGATATTTATGTACATATTGAACTGCCTGATTTCTTGATTGCACTGAATGCCCGTAATGAGGGTTTATTTATAACGCCGCCTAAACTCGATAAACCCGAATCGCCAATAGAAAGTTTAGAAAGGCGAAATTTTTCACTAAACCTTTTGGCTGCAATTCGAGATCCTTCTCAAAGGCAGTTATTTAAAGGTTTAGATTTGCCGGGTTTAACTTTCCCGAGTGAGAAAGCCGAGCGTTATATTAAAAATATCACTCCAGTAAATGCATCTAGTTGGATTAATTATGATAAAGGAAAGGTTGTTCTTAGAGCTAAGAAATTAATTCAGAGTCTCTCTATTGTTTTCGATGAGGTAACGTTAATTCCGATTCAAGCAGGAGAGGGAGAGATTAATTTTAAAATTATCTGTGAAGAACTCAAAGAGCCCATAGTTTTTAGCCACCGTGTTGTAGTCTATAAGTAAATATTCGCAAAAGTTGTGCTGTAGCTTGTAGAACCCCATCTGATTGCCGCTGGCCTCCCCCGGCGGCATCCTTGCCCCATGAATAATTTAAATTCTCTGCAGGAGATCGCACGCGCGATCCGCAACCTTATCCGCACCGGCATCGTAACCGACATCGACCTCGTCGAGGGGCTGTGTCGTGTCCAGACCGGCGGAATGCAAACCACCTGGCTGAACTGGCTCACCTGTCGCGCCGGTCGCTCGCGGGTGTGGTGGGCACCCTCGGTCGGTGAGCAGGTGCTTTTGCTGGCTATCGGCGGTGAGCTCGATACGGCCTTTGTGCTGCCGGGCATTTTCTCTGATGACAATCCCGCGCCGTCTGCCTCGCCCGATGCGCTTCACGTGTCATTTCCTGATGGTGCAGTCATCGAGTACGAACCCGAAAGCGGGTCGCTCACCGTGTCAGGTATCAAAACCGCCGACGTCACCGCGTCGGATTCCGTTGTCGCCACCGTGCCGGTGGTGCTGGTCAAAGCCTCGACCCGCATCACGCTCGATACACCCGAGGTGGTGTGTACCAACAAGCTGATCACCGGCTCCCTCGAAGTGCAGAAAGGCGGAACGATGAAAGGGGATATCACGCACACCGGCGGGAAATTCACCTCTAACGGCGTGCAGGTGGATGATCACGCACACGGCGAAGTTCAGAGCGGCGGAAGCTGGACTAAGGGGACGCAATGACGTTGCGTTATCTGGGAATGAACAGCCAGACCGGGCTCAGTATCTCTGAGGTTGAGCATATCAGGCAAAGCGTGCGCGACATTCTGGTCACGCCGATTGGCTCACGTGTCATGCGCCGTGAATACGGCTCTCTCCTGTCGGCACTGATTGACCAGCCGCAGACACCGGCGCTGCGCCTGCAGATTATGGCTGCATGCTATTCCGCGATCCAGAAGTGGGAGCCGCGCGTCAGCCTGATGTCGATTGCTTTTGAGCGGTCGGACACTGACGGCGGGCTGTATGTCGATATCACCGGCACGAGAACGACATCAGACCAGCCGTTTTCTATCACCATTCCACTGAGTTAAATCACTATGGCAACTGTTGACCTGAGTCAGTTACCCGTTCCCGATGTGGTTGAGGTACTGGACTATGAAACCATCCTTGCAGAACGCAAAGCGACGCTGATTTCGCTCTATCCCGAAGACCAGCAGGAGGCCATTACCCGGACGCTCACACTTGAGTCGGAGCCGATTGTTAAGCTGCTGCAGGAAAACGCCTACCGTGAGGTTATCTGGCGTCAGCGTGTGAACGAGGCCGCACTGGCGGTGACGCTGGCGTATTCCGCCGGTAATGACCTCGACGTCGTGGTTGGGAACAATAATACCGAACGCCTGACCATCACCCCGGAGGACACCACCACCATTCCGCCGACACCTGCTGTCATGGAGTCCGACACCGACCTGCGCCTGCGCGCACAACAGGCGTTTGAGGGATTGAGCGTGGCGGGGCCGGTCGGTGCTTATGAGTATCACGGCCGCAGTGCTGACGGGCGGGTCGCTGACGTCTCGGTCGAAAGCCCGTCGCCAGCCTGCGTGACGATCACCGTGTTATCCCGCGAGGGGGACGGCACCGCCAGCCCTGAGTTACTGGCGATTGTAGATAAGGCGCTCAATGCCGAAGATGTGCGCCCCGTGGCCGACCGGGTGACCATCCAGTCAGCCGAAATTGTGCCGTACCAGATTGACGCAACGCTCTACGTTTACCCCGGCCCCGAATCTGAGCCCATCAGGCAGGCGTCCGAGCAGAAGCTGCAGAGCTATATCAGCGCGCAGCACCGTCTCGGGCGTGACATCCGCCTGTCGGCCATTTATGCGGCGCTGCATGTTGAAGGTGTGCAGCGTGTTGAGCTGGCATCACCGCAGGCCGACATTGTGCTGAGTAAGTCGCAGGCGTCGAACTGCACCGAGTACCAGATAACGATCGGGGGCTCGGATGAGTGACCGGCTTTTACCCGTTGGCTCATCACAGCTTGAAGTCGCCGCCGCTGCCGCGCTCGCTGAGATTAAGCGCGTGCCGGTACCGCTGCGCACCCTGTGGAACTGGCGCGACTGCCCGTTAAACCTGCTGCCCTATCTGGCGTGGGCGCTGTCGGTCGACAGGTGGGATGAGGGATGGCCGGAGACGACAAAGCGCAGCGTGTGTGCGTCCTCGTTTTTCGTCCATCAGCACAAAGGCACCATCAGCGCATTGCGTCGGGTGGTTGAGCCGCTCGGCTATCTGATTGAGGTGCGCGAGTGGTGGCAGCTCGATGAGGAGCCAGGCACATTCCGCCTCGTTGTCGGTGTGCTCGACAGCGGCATCACGGATGAAATGTACCAGGAACTTGAGCGCCTGATTGAAGACGCGAAACCGGCAAGCCGCCACCTGACCGGGCTCGCTATCAGCCTCAGTGCGACCGGTGAGCTCTATGTCGGCGCGGGATGCTACCACGGCGACGCGCTGACTGTTTACCCCTACACCCCCGAGGAAATTATTGTCGGCGGTGAATATTATCCGGCCTCGGCCATCCATTTGATTGATAACCTGAGAGTGAACGCATGACCGCAAAATATTTAGCCATTCTGACCAATCAGGGTGCGGCGCGGCTGGCGAACGCGGCGGCACTCGGTACCAGACTCAACCTGACGCAGATGGGCGTCGGTGATGCAAACGGTACGCTGCCGACCCCTGAGCCCGCGCAGACGACGCTCATTAACCAGAAGCGTATCGCGCCGCTGAACATGCTGACCATTGACCCGGCCAATGCCAGCCAGATTATCGCGGAGCAGATTATCCCCGAGAATGAGGGCGGTTTCTGGATCCGCGAGATTGGTCTCTATGACGAAGACGGCATTTTGATTGCCGTGGCGAACTGCCCGGAAACCTACAAACCGCAGCTGCAGGAGGGAAGCGGACGCACGCAGACCATTCGCATGATCCTGATTGTGTCGAGCACGTCGGCCATTACCCTGAAAATCGACCCGTCGGTCGTGCTGGCAACGCGCCAGTATGTCGACGATGGAGTTATCGAGGTAAAAGCTTATGCCGATAGTCTGCTGACCGCACACCTTGCCGCTTCTGACCCCCACGCGCAATACCTCAAAACGGCGGATATTGGTAAATATATTCCGGTCGGGTTTCCGCTGCCGTGGCCGCAGGCAACGCCGCCGGCTGGCTGGCTGAAATGCAACGGCGCGACTTTTGACAAGACGAAATATCCAAAGCTGGCCGTCGCTTATCCGTCCGGCACCCTGCCTGATTTGCGTGGTGAGTTTATTCGCGGGTGGGATGACGGACGCGGTGTGGATTCTGGCCGTGCCATTCTATCGAGCCAGAGTGATGCAATTCAAAAGATGACTGGCGCCATTAAGGGAGTAGTGCATTTTTCTAACAATCAGGGTACCGGCGTGTTTGATACTGGTGATACGGGGAATAGTGTCTCTCTGGATGAAAACCCACAAGGTAATGCAGTAACCGATCACAACTTTGATTCTTCCCGTGTTGTTCGCTCGGCTACCGAAACCCGACCGCGCAACATTGCATTTAACTACATCGTGAGGGCGGCATGATGGCGAAAGCAACATTGAATAAAAACGGCATTGCCACGAAAGCCGGTGATCTGACGGTGTATAACTACGACAGTGAAACCCGCGAATATCTGGCGTCATCCGTCGAATTTCTGACGGTGGGCGTGGGTATTCCTGCCAATTCCTGCATTGATGCACCGCTAGATAATAAAGCCGGTTTTGCCATTTGCCGCACGGCCAGCTGTGATGGGTGGGAGTATGTTACCGACCACCGGAGCGAGACGGTTTATGACACGGAAACCGGCCAGCCTGTCGAAATGACTGCGCTGGGTGATTATCCTGCCAGTGTGACCACTGTCGCGCCGCTGACGCCTTATGACCGCTGGAACGGTAGCGAATGGGTCACCGACACGGATGCTCAAAAAACGGGTCAGGTGGCGGCGGCTGAACAGAAAAAAGGCTTATTGCTGGCCGAAGCCCAAAGCACTATCAGCCTGTGGCAAACCGAGCTCCAGCTCGGCATCATCAGTGATGATGAGAAAGCTAATCTGATTAGCTGGATGGCTTATATCAAAGAGCTGCAGGCTGTTGATACCGATACGGCACCTGGTATTAACTGGCCGGTTTCTCCGACGGCGTAGGTCGTTCATTGTCTGGGGCGGCGGATGTGTCCATGCATTCGCCGCGCCCGGATACATACCCGTATCAACGTGATCATCACATCAAAACGCGCTTTTCCCCGCTTTAAGAAAATCCCGCTCCACAAATCCCGCCTCGCCGTTGTGCCAGCTGCTGCCGAACCTTCACGGTTAGACCGTCTTTGACACTATCAGGACAATGACACTCACCCCTTACTACGGAGTTAAACGGATGAGTGACTTTCATCACGGCGTTGAGGTCATCGAGATTAACGATGGCACGCGCACCATTTCCACCGTCTCGACGGCAATCATCGGCATGGTCTGCACGGCCAGCGATGCTGACGAAAAGACATTCCCCCTAAATGAGCCGGTGCTGATTACCAGCGTGCAGGGCGCTATCGGTAAAGCCGGTAAGCTAGGGACGCTGTCAGCTTCCCTGCAGGCCATCGCAGACCAGTGCAAACCGGTCATTGTGGTTGTTCGTGTTGCCGAAGGTACCGCAGACGACGAAGAGGCGGCGCAGAACGAAACTATCTCGAACATCATCGGCACGACCGATGAAAACGGCAAATACACCGGGCTGAAAGCGCTGCTGACGGCGAAAACTGTCACCGGCGTCAAGCCGCGCATCCTCGGCGTGCCGGGGCTGGATTCTCAGGAAGTGGCGACCGCGCTTGCATCGACTTGCCAGAGCCTGCGCGCGTTTGGCTATGTCAGCGCGTGGGGTTGTAAAACCATTTCAGACGCGATCGCCTATCGCGAGAATTTCAGCCAGCGCGAGCTCATGGTCATTCACCCTGATTTTCTGGCGTGGGACACCACGGCCGATGAGACCACTGTTGCATGGGCGACCGCCCGCGCGCTCGGCCTGCGTGCCAAAATCGACCAGGAAACCGGCTGGCACAAGACCCTGTCAAACGTCGGCGTCAATGGTGTCACCGGTGTCAGTGCCTCGGTCTCATGGGATTTGCAAGAGTCTGCAACCGACGCCAATCTGCTGAATCAGGCCGGTGTCACCACGCTTATTCGCAATGACGGCTTTAAGTTCTGGGGAAACCGCACCTGTTCTGATGACCCGCTTTTCCTCTTTGAGAACTACACCCGTACCGCGCAGGTGCTGGCCGACACCATGGCGGAGGCGCACGCCTGGGCGATGGATAAGCCGGTCACCGCAACGCTTATCCGCGACATCGTCGCCGGTATTAATGCCAAATTCCGCGAGCTGAAAAACAACGGCTACATCGTCGACGGTTCGTGCTGGTACGACCCGGATTCAAACAGCGTGGAAACGCTCAAAGCGGGGAAACTGTATATCGACTACGACTACACCCCCGTCCCGCCGCTTGAAAACCTGACCCTGCGCCAGCGCATCACTGATACCTATCTGGCGAACCTGTCAGAGTCGGTCAACAGCTAAGGAGCTCAGAGCATGGCATTACCACGCAAACTGAAATACCTGAACATGTTTAACGACGGCCTCAGCTACATGGGCGTCGTGGAATCCGTCACCCTGCCAAAGCTGACCCGTAAGCTCGAGAAATACCGTGGCGGCGGGATGCCGGGCTCGGTGTCAATTGACCTCGGTCTCGATGACGATGCGCTGTCTCTTGAGTGGACGATTGGCGGCCTGCCTGATGTCGAACTGTGGGCGCAGTACGCATCACCGGGCGCGGCCAGCGTGCCGTTACGTTTTGCTGGCTCATACCAGCGCGATGACACCGGCGAAATTTCCGCTGTTGAGGTGGTCATGCGTGGCCGTCATAAAGAGTATGACGGCGGCGAAAACAAGCAGGGTGAAAGCGGCACGACCAAAATGTCGACCGAGTGCGCTTACTACCAGCTCACGATTGACGGCAAAGAGGTCATCGAGATTGACGTCATCAACATGGTGCTGAAAGTCGACGGAGTTGACCGTCTGGCTGAACACCGTAAGGCCATCGGCCTGTAATCCCTTTACCGGTCAGTCAGGCTGGCCGGTCACTTAACTTTGATGAGAGAAACAACATGGAAAACATCAACGAAACCGCCACCACTGAAACTGAAAACCCGAACATTGTGATCCTCGATAACCCCGTCATGCGCGGTGAGCAAAAAATCGGGCAGGTAACAGTCACAAAACCCAACGCGGGAACCCTGCGCGGTGTGTCGCTGGCGTCGCTTGCCAACTCGGATGTCGATGCGCTGATTAAGGTGCTGCCGCGCATGACTTACCCGGCACTCACCGAGCATGAGGTCATGCGTCTGGAGGCATCAGACCTGATTTTATTCGCCGGTAAGGTGGTAGGTTTTTTGTCGCCATCTTCGGCTCGCTGAAATTCCCCGATAACCTGTCGGTCGATGACCTGATGGCGGATATCGCAGTGATATTTCACTGGCCGCCATCAGAGCTGAATTCACTGAGCGTGACCGAGCTCCTCACATGGCGCGAGAAGGCGCTGCAGCGAAGCGGAAAACATCATGAGCAATAACGTCAGACTTGAGGTGCTGCTTAACGCAGTAGACCGGGCAAGCCGACCGCTTAAAGCTATCCAGAGCGCCAGCAAATCCCTTGCAGGCGACATCCGCACTTCACAAACCAGCCTGCGCGATCTGAATGCGCAGGCGTCCCGAATTGACGGATTCAGGAAAGCGAGCGCACAGCTTGCCGTGACCGGTCAGTCGCTTACTAAAGCGAAACAGGAAGCCGCCGCGCTGGCCATCCAGTTTAAAAATACCCAAAACCCCACGACGGCGCAGGCGCGCGCGATGGAGGCGGCAAAGAAATCCGCTGCTGACCTGCAGCTCAAATACAACGGGCTCAGGCAGTCGGTGCAGCGCCAGCGCACGGAGCTCGCGCAGGCCGGGATAAACACCCGCACGCTGTCGGCTGATGAGCGCCGTCTCAAATCCAGTATCAGCGAGACAACCGCGCAGCTTAACCGGCAACGTGATGCGCTGGCGCGCGTCAGCCAGCAACAGGCCAGACTCAGTGCCGTAAAGAGTCGCTATGAATCCGGGCAACAGCTCGCAGCCGGTGCGCGTAATGCCGGGATGGTGGGCGTGGGAGTGGCGACTGCCGGGCTTTATGGTGCGTCACGCTTCATTGCGCCAGGCATCGGCTTTGATAAGCAGATGTCAGGCTCGCAGGCGATCCTCGGACTCAATAAGGGGGATGACAAGCTCGCGGCCATTCGTCAACAGGCACGTGATATCGGTGCGACAACGGCCTTTTCACCGGGGGACGTTGCGCGCACGCAGACCACGCTCGCACGCTCAGGCTATAACGCTGATGATGTGCTGGCCGCGACCGGCTCAACCGTAAACCTGAGCCTCGCGGCTGACGTGGATATCGCAGAAGCCGCCGACATTATCACCAACATGCAATCGGCATTTAACCTGCCGACCACCGAGATTGAACGCGTCGCGGATGTGATGACAAAAGGCTTTACGTCATCAAACACCGGCCTGGTCGAGCTGGGCGAGGCGATGAAGTATGTCGCGCCTGTCGCAGAGGCAGCAGGGGCGAGCATTGAAGATACGACCGCTATGCTCGGTATCATGGCTGACAACGGGATAAAAGGCTCGATGGCCGGGACGGGCGCGAGTGCCATTTTCAACCGCCTGCAGGCTCCTATGGGTAAGGCCGTTGACGCCATTTCCGAATTAGGGGTGAAGACCCGCGACAGCAAAGGGAACATGCTGCCGGTCGAGAAAATCCTCAAGGATATTCATAAGTCCTTTGTGAAAAATAAGCTCGGTACCGCAGAGCAGGGCGAATATCTGAAAGTCATTTTCGGTGAAGAAGCCATGAAGGGGGCGATCAAGCTGGTCGCCGCTGCCGGTAATGGCTCGCTCGATAATAAGCGCCAGCAAATCCGTGACTCAAAAGGCACCACCGAGCGCATTGCGAAAATTCAGACGGACAACCTCGACGGCGATTTGAAAAACCTGCAGTCAGCATGGGAAGACCTGCAGATCGAGGTTTTCGAGAAAGAGGATTCAGCGCTGCGCCGCCTGACGGTTTCCGCGACCGACTGGCTCGGCAAGGTTGCCGCCTGGGCGAAAGCGAACCCGGAGCTGACGCAAACCCTGTTTAACGTGACCGCCGGTGCGCTGGCGCTGGTCGGTGTGCTCGGTGGAATAGGTCTGATTGCATGGCCGGTCATCGCCGGGATAAACGGGATTATCGCTGCAGCCGGTGTGCTGGGTGTTGTATTCAGCACTGCAGGCAGTGCCATTGTGGCGGCATTAGGTGCAATCAGTCTGCCGGTGGTCGCTGTGGTCGCGGCCGTAGTGGCCGGTGCGCTGCTCTTCCGTAAATACTGGGAGCCGCTGGGCGCATTCTTCTCGGGCGTAATGGAGGGGTTTAAAGCAGCCTTTGCGCCGGTCGCCGGAATTTTTGCCCCGCTCGCGCCGGTGTTTGATTCCATCATCGAGAAACTGCGTGGGGTCTGGCAATGGTTCACCAACCTGATAGCGCCGGTTAAGGCGACGCAGGAAACGCTCGACCGCTGCAAAAATGTCGGCGTGGCCTTTGGTCAGGCGCTGGCCGATGCGCTGATGGCTCCCCTGAATATCTTTAACAGCCTGAGTGGCAAGGTCGGCTGGCTTCTGGAAAAGCTCGGGGTCATCAAAAAAGAGTCGGGCGACCTCGACCAGACTGCAGCGAAAGCCGGTGCGCAAAACGGGTCATATATCCCGGCAACCTCGGTTTATGGTGGTTATCAGGCTTATCAGCCGGTGACGGCACCTGCAGGCCGGTCTTATATCGACCAGAGCAAGCGGGAATACAACATCAATCTGCCAGGTGGCACCGGGGCGGGTACTGACCTTGACCGACAGTTGCGCGACGCCGTCGACAGAATCGACCGCGAAGAACGGGCGCGCCAGCGTTCAAGTATGCGCCACGACGGATGAGGGCTAAAGCATGTTAATGGTACTGGGTTTATTTGTATTTGAGCGCCGCACGCTGCCGCATCAGTCGATGCAGTATTCGAAGGATTACCGCTGGGCGTCAAACGACCGTGTTGGTAAACCACCGGCCTATCAGTTTCTCGGGGAGGGGGAAACCTCGCGCACGCTGTCGGGCGTGCTTTATCCTGAAATTACCGGCGGCCGCCTGTCGCTGATGGCTGTCGAGCTGATGGCAGACGAGGGCAGGGCGTGGCCGTTGATTGACGGAACGGGCATGATCCACGGCATGTATGTCATCGACAAAGTGACCCACACGCACACTGAGTTATTCAGCGACGGCGCGGCCAGAAAAATTGAATTCAGCCTGTCACTGAAACGGGTCGATGACTCGCTCGCGGCCATATACGGCGACCTTAGCACGCAGGCAGGCAATCTGGTGACGTCTGCCGGTAACTGGATTGGAGGGCTGACGGGATGATTAGTGGGATTAACGTGCAGGCCGGGTCGCGGGTTGCCCCGGCGTTTATGCTCACGCTCGATGGCGATGACATCACGCAGAATTTCAGCGACCGGCTTATCGGTCTGACTATGACGGACAATCGCGGATTCGAGGCTGACCAGCTCGACATTGAACTCGATGATACCGACGGACTTGTCGAGCTGCCGCCGCGCGGTGCAAAGCTGACGCTGTGGTTAGGCTGGCAGGGCTCGGCCTTGCTGAATAAGGGTAGTTTCACGGTCGATGAAATCGAGCACCGGGGCGCGCCTGATACGCTGACCATCCGGGGGCGCAGCGCCGATTTTCGCGGTACGCTGAACTCGCGCCGGGAGCAGTCATGGCATGACACCACGCTCGGGGTCATTGTCGAGACCATCGCGGCGCGCAACAAACTGACGGCCAGCGTGGCCGATACGCTGAAAGCGATCCCCGTGCCTCACATTGACCAGTCGCAGGAATCTGACGCGGTGTTTTTGTCCCGCCTGGCTGACCGCAACGGCGCGACGGTCTCGGTGAAAGCCGGAAAACTGCTATTTATCAAAGCCGGTAGCGCGATGACGGCCAGTGGCAAACCTGTCCCGGAAATGACCATTGAGCGCGGCGACGGCGACCGGCATCAGTTTGCCATTGCTGACCGGGAGGCTTACACCGGCGTAACAGCAAAATGGCTGCACACCAAAGACCCGAAGCCGCAAAAGCAAAAGGTGAAGCTAAAACGCAAACCAAAGGTGCAGCACCTGCGCGCGCTGCAGCACCCGAAGGCGACCAAAACCACGGCAAAAGCCAAAGCCAAAAAGGAGCAGGAAGCGCGCGAGGGTGAGTATATGGCCGGTGAGTCTGACAACGTGTTGGAGCTGACAACCATCTACGCCACAAAGGCGCAGGCCATGCGCGCCGCTCAGGCAAAGTGGGACAAAATTCAGCGCGGGGTCGCGGAGTTTTCAATCTCGCTGGCGTTTGGCCGTGCGGATTTATTTCCCGAAACGCCGGTGGCGGTTAAAGGCTTTAAGCGCGTTATAGACCAGCAGGCGTGGATAATCAGTCGGGTGGTGCATAACCTTAACGGGAGAGGCTACACGACGGGCTTAGAGCTTGAGGTTAAGGTTTCGGATGTAGAGTACGAAAGCGAGGAGTTAAATCAGTGA